CCTCTTTGTGAAGACAAGTTCTTATCAGTATGTTTGATGCTGCGAGATTGTATGCAGAGGATGAGCGGTTTTATAATACGCTGCAAACAGGCAGATTTGTGTTTGTTGACAATTTCTTCTGTCTCGACAGTCCGAAGTATATCGAGATTCGTGACGGTGTGAAGCATCTGAATGAGTATGCCCTTAATAATGTTGACAAATGCTGTCTCAGCTTCCGGATTGATTACAGAAACAGAACAAGCTACTTTGATAAGACCGGGCTGCACAGTGATAATGTCATTGTTGATCCCATTGCGAACGCACTGGCAAGCATACCCATTGAACTGCTCATCGAATCTCAGGCGGACATAGACGAAAAATGTGCTGACCTCCCAAAAGCCTATGGAGATACACTTGTCTACCACCGTGAAAAGAGAAGTATGTCGCAGGATGATCTGGCGTGGGCTTTAGGAATCAAGCCGGATAGCCTGAGAGACTATGAACATAGCCGTATTTTTGAACCGAGCAGAATCTTCTTCGCAAGTGTAGGGAGAATTCTGAAGCTTCCCGGTTTCTATACAAAGGATATGATGAACAAGGCAAACTGCTCGTTGGATTTTTCAAGGGAGCAATTAAAGCACCTCGATTTCATTGTTACATTCATGTATATGCGCTCTTTGGAAGAATGCAATGCAATGGCAGAGCGTTTCAAGCTGCCGCCGCTTCTCGGTCGCAGTGATGAGGAAATTGCACAGGGGCGCAGATTGCGCAACGGAAGGATTACGAGAAAACGCGATAGCTCTGTTCAGTCGATGCAAATGTAAAACAGAATATCACATTATGACGGTTGGAGAAATCCAGCCGTCTTTTTTTATTCCACCCCAATACGGGGTGGACATACGGGCATTAAGCGTTAGATACACCCTCATTCGGGGTGGAAAATGGAGTTCTCAAAAATATTTTATGGTTGTTCCACCCCGTTAGGGGGTGGATTTTTAGTTCCGGAATTGATGCGCGTTGCGGCGAATTTATGCATACAGCACAGTGAGACTGGCACAGTTCATCGAATGCACAGCGTTTTGCACAACAAAACGTCTGAAAATGTCGAAAACCGTCCACCCCCTTATGGGGCTGTAAACCTGCCTCAATATCTGCTACAATAAAGTCACAGTCAAGGACAGAGAGCTTCCGAAGCTTCAGTCCAAGGCTCAAAATAACACCCTGCCGGATGCATACGGTAAGCGGATGTTCATACAGGCTACTACATCTTGTGGCAATAGGCTCGAACTATGCCCGCAAGTACAGGATATAGCTGTATGAACTATCCCTCTGTATGCATCCGGCTATTTTTATGCCGCGGCAGCCTGATAGCATACCCACAACACTGTACCAAAGGAGCATTACTTATGAATTATAAACTCGTCTATATCTGCTCGCCCCTCCGTCCGATTCTGACAAACGAGCCGGAGCGCACTGAGGAGCTGAACACCAACATCAAGCTCGCCCGTGATGCCTGCACGCTTGCCGTGTACCGTGGTTTTCTCCCGGTCGCACCGCACCTTTATTTCCCTCAGTTTCTGAACGATGATGTGGCTGCGGAAAGAAACCTCGGCTTAGACATGGGAAAAGCACTGCTCAGACAATGTACGCAGCTTTGGATCATAAGCCCTCGAATCAGCGGCGGAATGTCCGCAGAGGTCAAAGAAGCACAGAAGTGCGGAATCCCGGTTCTGGTTTTCACTGCCGCAGGATTCAGGCAGTACAGAGGAAACGGTGACACGACCGATAACTGTTATGCTGACACCTTTGACGGTGTAATTGATTGATAACCTCACCACGTTTATAAAATAAGAAAAACACATTTGTTAGTCAGGGCGCGCACTGGCGGACAGATGCTCATAAAGGAATACAGTAACGATCAGTACAGGAATAAGACCTGTGTGACTGATGGAATAACTGTATCCTTTTGACATCTGCTGCCGGAGTGCGCCCTTGGTGCAGTTTGGCATATTGTCTGAGCATCTGCCGCCTGATGCGTTCCTTGCGGAAAGGAACTGTTATGGAAAACATGAATATTGCTCAGAACACTGCCATAATGCCGGAGATTACCGCACAGACCACGCTCGGTGAGCTGTTAACGATTCTTGGCTTGGAACCAGGGCAAAAGCGAGAGGACAAAACCCCGAAGAGAAAAACATTGCTTGAAACTGGCGGAGACGCTATTGCTGATTTGTATGGTATCAAGGTATTCCGGAACGGATTTGCCCTCTACGAAAACGGACTTGGAAAGTATTCTGTCCTTTGGCTTCCATACTGCAACAGATTTATCTACTGCTTTAATAAACTGCGTGATTCCGAAATGGAATATCTGAGTGAGACCAAGGAACTTCCAAGCGATGATTTCGTAACGTGGGCATGGACAGTTGCGGTTGCTCTGTTTGGTGAAGAACGCATCACACAGAAAATGAACCGCGGCTTCGGTAATGCAGATATTTCGGCAGACGGCGAAGATAACGAGGATGAATATAATCCTGAGCCTGAAGATGAAGATCTTGAAGGGAATTTCGTTTGGGATGATGAGACTCTTGGTGTAGACCCTCTTAATGCTGTAATTCGGAGAGAGAACCGTGAGGAGATGCTGGCAACTATGACTGACAAACAGCGTGAGGCGTTTATTCTTCATTATAAGTACGGATGGACACAGCAGCAGATTGCAGATTATCTTGAACTGGATCAGACTACTGTTCGAGACAGACTCAGATATGCATTGAAAAAGACAAAAAATTATTTTTCTTGACACCCCTAAAACATCCCCTTGAAATGGTATATAGTAGAGGCTCTTGCAAGAACCTCCAAGAAGCAACGGAAGCGATTATCACATCCGCCGTTTAGAATACATGAACGAAAGGAAAAGCCTATGGAAAACAGAACCCCGAAGAACCGCTACAACGGCAGTGCCACACCTGATTCCAACAAGTCCGCAGGTAAGCCGGATGCTCTGAAGCTGCTTGAAACTGCAATGGACAAGCGTGCCGGAGACATCGCACAGACCGCAACAGATATGTTCCGCTTCATGTCGATGGCATCGGCTATGCTCCCGAACATGGAGCTGGATGTCGGTGTGTTCCGCCTGAAAATTGATGACGAGGGCGTCTTTTTCGAGATCCGCTACCCGGACGATTTTAGGAAGAAGCTCCGCAGGGACAGCGGTGTCAGCGCGAAGATGCCTGAAAATGATGATGATGACGAGGAGGGACTGATTTATGACGGAGACTAAAAAGAACAAGCTGCCGGAGCCTATTCCGGTAGACGCAAAGAAGCTGATCGACGGACTCGGCACGATCTTCGGCGGAGTTATCCAGCTTCTGAATTCAATGGAGCCGGGCATGGCACAGCAGCTTGCAGACATGGCGATTAACGGTGTGCCAAAGGAGACAGCTCCGGAGACTATCAACCCAGATGAGTTTGAGGAGATCCTCTCGGCAGACGATCTTCCATGGGACACCGAGCCGGAGGAAAAGCCGAAGGAGCAGCCGAAAAAGAAAGCCCCTGCTAAGAAACAGGAGCCTGCATCGGAGCTGACTGCCGATGACCTTATTAAGGTTGTGACCGGCAAGATCAAGCAGAACAGAGCCAATAAGGACAAGGTTCTCGCTCTGCTGAAATCGTATGGCGCAGCAAAGGTCAGCGACATTCCGCAGGACAAGTATGAGGCATTCCTTACCGATGTGTCCCAGCTCTGACCGGAGGTGATCGGATGCCGGATGTACACGCGCTTCTGAGCGCATCAAGTTCCAAGCAGTGGCTGCACTGTCCGCCTTCCGTTCGCCTGCAGGAGAACTTTCCGAACGAAAGCTCTGTCTATGCCGAAGAAGGTACATTTGCTCATGAGATTTGCGAGTACAAGGTCCGCAAGTATCTGCATGAGCGTGTGAAGCGTCCGCAGTCCGAGGAATTTGACACTGAGGAAATAGAGCAGATCACGGATGTATATGCGGAATTCGTAATCACGATTATTGAGCAGATTCGTGAAAACGGTTGTGAACCGCTTGCTTTCGTTGAAGAACGTGTTGATTACAGTCACATTGCTCCTTCAGGCTTTGGTACTGCGGATATGCTTATCATCGGAAAAGACGAAAATGGCAGAGGTCTGCTTCATGTATGTGATTTCAAGACGGGTAAGGGCGTGTTTGTGGACGCAGACCACAACAGTCAGATGATGCTGTACGCACTCGGAGGTTTAGCCGCCTACGGCTTTTTGTATGATATCGAGATCGTTCGTATGAGCATCATCCAGCCCCGTCTTGACAATATCAGCACATTTGAATGTTCCCGTCAGGAGCTTGAGAACTGGGGCGAGAGTATCAAACCGACCGCACTACTTGCTTTCGAGGGCAAGGGCGAACAGCATCCCGGCGACTGGTGCCGCTTCTGCCGCGCAAAGCCTGTCTGCAAGGCGTGTGCCGATGAAGCACTGGCGCTCTGCCGTGAGGATTTCCTCGACCTTGATGCAGGCGCATTTGATGACACCGCAGAGGAAAGCGATATGACCGCCCCCTATGAAGCGGATACCAATACCGCCGTATTCAAGCAGCCGGGCCTGATCCCGATATCCGAACTGGCGGAAATACTGCCGACCCTGAACAGGATATCCTCTTGGATCGAGGCGGTATTCGCGTTCGTCTCCTCCGAGGCGATCAATCACGGCGTACCCATCCCTGGATATAAGGTGGTCGAAGGCAGAAGTAAACGTGTTTTCACAGACACCAAGGCGGTGGTCGATACTGCCGTGCAGAACGGCTACACCGACCTTTACAAGCAGACACTCATCACACTGACGGAATTTGAAAAGATGATGGGCAAGAAAAAGTTTAATGAGCTGCTCGGTGCATATGTCGCCAAGCCGCCCGGAAAGCTGGCTCTCGTACCGGAAAGCGACCCGAGAGAGCCTGTTGATCTCACATCCGCCCCGGATCAGGAGTTTTCGGTACTGCCTGACGAGGAATAAAACTACATTTCAGGAGGAAAAAACAATGGCAAACAACAATACAGCACCCGCAACGAAGGTCATCGTGCCCTGCCGCATCTCTTTTGCAAACATCTGGGAGCCCAAGAGCATCAATGGCAGCGATGAGAAGTATTCCGTCTCGCTGCTCATCCCCAAGGATGACAAGGCGACCCTTGCCAAGATCAAGAAAGCGATTGAGGCTGCGAAGGAAGCTGCAAAGGAGAAAAAGTGGAGCGGCAAGATCCCTGCAAACCTCAAACTGCCCATGCATGACGGCGATATCGACCGTCCCGATGACGAGAACTACGCAGGGCATTTCTTCTTCAATGCAACATCTAAGGACGCCCCGCAGATCGTGGACCGCCATGTGCAGCCGATCCTCGACCCGATGGAGTGCGGCAGCGGCGATTACTGCAATGTCAGCGTGAACTTCTACGGCTTCGCAGCATCCGGTAACAAGGGCATTGCGGCAGGACTCCAGAACATCCAGCTTGTTCGTCACGGTGAACGTCTTGCCGGCAGACCGACTGCAGCATCCGACTTTGTGGAGGTCGAGGGCGACGATGCCGATGAGCTTGACGATGACGATATGGATTTCTTGAACTGACAGACAAGGGAGGCACGTCCTCCCTTTTACATACACATGAGGTGGTGATCATTATTGAGCAGACGTGTACTTTCCATCGACTTAGAGACCTATTCAGATGTCGACCTCCCGAACTGCGGGGTGTACCGCTATGTTGAGGGAGATTTCCATATTCTGCTGTTCGCATATGCATTTGACGATGAAGAAACAAAATGCGTGGATATGGCCTGCGGCGAGCATCTCCCGTCAGATGTCGTGGATGCGCTGCAGGATGACAGTATTATAAAATCGGCATGGAACGCACAGTTTGAGCGCACCTGCCTGTCAAAATATCTCGGCACACAGCTTTCCCCTGACAGTTGGCAATGCACAATGGTCTGGGCGGCATCGCTGTCCCTGCCGCTGAAGCTGGCAACTGCGGCACAGGCTCTGAAGACCGCACAGCAGAAGGACGCTGTCGGTGAGCGCCTGATCCGTTATTTCTCTCTGCCCTGTAAGCCCACCAAAGCAAACGGCGGCAGAACAAGGAATCTGCCGGAGCACGCCCCAGAGGACTGGAAGCTGTTCAAAAGCTACTGCATACAGGACGTGGAGACCGAGCGGGATATCCGCAGACGTTTAGAGAAGTTTCCGATTCTTCCGCAAGAATGGGACTACTACCACATGGATCAGCGGATTAATGACCGCGGCATCCTGATCGACAAGGAACTGGTGCAGCAGGCAATCATCTGCAATATGGCGATGTCCGAAGAGATGACGAAACGGGCATACGCATTGACAGGACTGGAAAATCCGAATTCTGTATCCCAGCTGAAAGGCTGGCTGGAAGAACGCGGCATTGAGGTGGATTCCCTCGGCAAAAAGAATGTCGCTTCTCTTATCACAGACCTTGACAAACACAGTGCGGACGGTGAAGCTCTGGATATGATGAAGCTGCGTTTACAGATGGCAAAGTCCTCTGTGAAAAAGTATCAGGCGGCGGAGAGATACATCTGTCAGGACGGCAGAGCACACGGACTGTTTCAGTTCTCCGGTGCGAACCGCACACAGCGCTGGGCAGGACGCGGGATTCAATTGCAGAATCTGCCGCAGAATCATATCTCTACTCTCGATGAAGCAAGAGAACTGGTCAAAATGGGCTGTTTTGATATGATCGAAGCACTGTACGGCAATACGCCGGATATCCTGTCACAGCTTATCCGCACGATGCTCATTCCGAAAGATGGCTATGAGTTTATCGTGGCTGACTTCTCTGCTATCGAGGCTCGTGTGCTTGCATGGCTTGCCGGAGAACAATGGCGGCTGGATGCATTCACTGAAGGCAAAGACATCTACTGTGCCTCTGCCTCGCAGATGTTTGGTGTACCGGTCGTGAAGCACGGCATCAACGGCGAACTGCGTCAAAAAGGTAAAGTTGCAGAGCTTGCCTGCGGTTACGGCGGCGGAGCCGGTGCGCTGATCTCAATGGGCGCACTGGATATGGGACTCAAAGAGGATGAGCTTCCCGACATTATATCGTCATGGCGTGATGCGAATCCGGAAATCGTGAAATTCTGGTATGCAGTTGAAAAAGCTGCAATTGAAACGGTCAAGGATCACACGGACAGAACGGTCGGCCGCATCGGTTTTCAGTTCTCTGCAAATACACTGTGGATCGTTCTGCCGTCCGGGCGCAGGCTTGCCTACATCAAACCGAAGTTGCAGCCAAACCGTTTCGGGCGCATGGCACTGACCTTTGAAGGACTCGGGGCAAACAACAAATGGACGCGCGGCGAGACCTACAGTGGGAAACTGACAGAGAATATTACGCAGGCGACCGCACGCGACCTGCTTGCGGAAGCAATGCGCCGTATGGAGCTTACAGGACTCGGCATCGTCGGACATGTACACGATGAAGTCATTCTCGAAGTGCCGAAAGGACAATACACTGTCGATGATGTGTGCAATATCATGAACCGAAATCCGGCATGGGCGGACGGTTTGCCGCTGTCCTCTGCCGGATATACAGGCAATTATTATTTCAAAGACTAGGAGGATTTTTCTATGAAACAGGGACGAGCATTACCGGAGGTGCTGACAGAGCTTCAGCGTCAGAATGCGGCAAAGCAGGACTATATCGGTGCAGCGGAGGCATTCCGTCTGGACGAGGACGGCAGCACCTTCTGCATCGGGGAGAATCACAGCTTCGGCACAACACAGCTTTTCCATCGTCAGGTGGCATCGGCACTCGGCATCCCCGCGAGATATTACGACATGATGCAGAAACAGAAGCCGGAGCTTCTGGCAGATAACGTGAACGCATGGTTCTCCGACAAGGACAACAGCTACATGGTCAGAACGCTTGACTATGGTAGCGGACAGGTCGCAAGAGCTTTATTATCTGACCGCTATCGCCGTATCGATAACTTGGAGATCGCATCGGCGGTGCTGCCGCTGTTTGCAGGGCAGGACGGCATGGAGGTCATGAGCTGCGAAGTCACGGAGAACAAGCTGTATCTGAAGATTGTCAACCATCGCCTTGAAATGGCGTGTGTCGGTGACAGAGTTCAGGCGGGTGTTATCATTTCCAATTCCGAGGTTGGTCTCGGCGCTGTATCCGTTCAGCCGCTTGTCTATACGCTTGCCTGCACCAACGGCATGGTGGTCAACAGCATGGGGGAACGGCGTACCCATGTGGGCAGAGCGGCAAAGGCTCTGGAAGACAGCTTTAATATCTATACAGATGAAACGCTCGAAGCGGAAGATAAGGCGTTCATGCTGAAACTGCGTGATACAACCCTTGCGGCAATTGAAGAGGCACGCTTCACGCAGATCGTCGGTGTTCTGGAACAAAGCCACGGTGCGAAGATTACCGGCAGAGTTCAGGATGTCATCGAACTGACCGGCAAGGCGTATGACCTGAATCAGCCGGAACAGGATAGCATCCTCAATTACCTGATTCAGGGCGGCGACCTCTCCCTCTACGGCCTGAGCAATGCCATCACGCGGGCTTCGCAGGATGTAGAGTCCTACGACAGAGCCACTGCGCTGGAAGGCATCGGCTGGCAGGTGGCGACCATGTCGAAAACACAGTGGAAGGAGATCAACGCATGAGCAGAACATGGAAAGACCGTAGGGGCTACAAGTCCCATAAGAGAGTAAAGCATTCAACCTATCAGTTTTATAACCGTGGTGGCTATGATGATTATGACCACAGTGATGAGGAGTTGTATGTAGACGACCAGTGCTGTGGAAACTGCCGCTATTGCGGGAACTGTTATCATACGCCTTTCCCGTCCGGATGGTGCGAATACTGGAAGGACGGCAGACATTGAGAGAATATGTTGTTGAGAACGAGTTTGTCAAGGCAGTCAAGGCTGCAGGCGGTGTAGCATATAAGCTGACATCGCAGACAGCAAACGGGCTGCCGGACAGACTCGTTTTGTTCTTTCCTGCAAAGACAGTATTTGTTGAGTTGAAAGCGCCGGGCAAGATGATGCGTCCGCTGCAGAGAAAAAGACGGTATCAGCTGATGAAGTTGGGATTTCCTGTTCTCTGCATTGACAAGCTATATCAGATCAAACCGTGCATAGACGCAATACTGTCATGGACGCCCGGTGAGCCGTTTCCGGAGGGCATCGGTGCAAAGATTCCCGATTTGGAGATGGCAACGCTCCCTGCGGAGCATAACGATTTTGATGATTTCGGTGAAACGCTTGAACCGATAGACCCGGACGATCTGGCAGGATTCTATGAACTTGACGCTGACGATGGAGGTGATGTCCTATGAAGTTCGTGCCACATGATTATCAGAGCTATTGCGTGGAATATATCAAAACACACCCTGTTTCAGCTCTCTTCCTTGACATGGGCTTGGGTTGACAAGACTGTAACTACATTAACAGCAATCAATGACCTGATGTTCGATGAGCTGAAAGTCAATAAGGTACTGGTCATAGGTCCTCTTAGAGTCGCCCGTGATACATGGCCTGCCGAAATACAGAAATGGGATCATTTGCAGGATATTGAGATATCTGTCATTGTGGGTTCCGTAAAAGAGCGTACTGCGGCGGTAAATCATAATGCTTTCATTTACATCGTGAACCGTGAGAATGTAAAGTGGCTCGTTGAGTATTATGAGAAAAACGGTCTGCGCTGGGATTTTGATATGATCGTTATTGATGAATTATCCTCTTTCAAAAATTACCAGTCACAGCGTTTCAAATGGCTGCGGAAGGTTCGGCCGTTCGTAAAACGCTGGGTCGGTTTGACAGGAACACCGACCTCAAACGGTCTCATGGATCTGTGGGCTGAGATTGGTATCCTTGACGGCGGTGAACGGCTCGGAAGGTTTATCGGTCGCTTCCGTGAAAGCTATTTCAAGCCCGGAAGCATGAATCCGAGTACGGGTGTGGTATTCAGCTACACACCTCGTCCCAGTGCGGAAGAGCAGATATATCAGAAAATCTCAGATATTACAATTTCTATGAAAGCCCTTGACTATCTGGATATGCCGGAGTGCGTGTATGTCAACCATGAGGTCGAGATGAATGCGGCGGAGCGTAAGCTCTACGATCAGCTCAAGCACGACCTTATCATCCCGCTTGAAGACGGCGATATTGATGCTGCCAACGCTGCATCACTTTCAAACAAACTCCTGCAAATGGCAAACGGTGCTGTCTATGACGATAACAAGGAAGCGCGTGTTATTCACGATCACAAGCTGGAAATGCTGGAAGACCTGATCGAAGCCGCCAACGGACAGCCTGTGCTGATCGGATACTGGTTCAAGCATGACCGCACTCGTATCATTGAGCATCTGACTGCCTGCGGTTACAGTCCTCGTGACATCAAGGATTCCGCCGACATCACAGACTGGAACGCCGGAAATATCGCAATTGCACTGATTCACCCGGCATCCGCAGGACACGGGCTGAATATCCAGTCCGGTGGTCATATCTTGATCTGGTTCGGACTGACATGGAGTCTGGAACTGTATCAGCAGACCAATGCCCGACTCTGGCGTCAGGGACAGCAAAACACCGTCACGATCCACCATATCGTAACAAAAGGAACTGTGGATGAAGATGTCCTGAAAGCCCTCGCTTCAAAGGACGTAACGCAGGAGAAACTGATTGCGGCAGTCAAGGCAAGATTGTAACCTTATACAGTCAGTATGATCTGCCCCTTATTGACGACAGAAAGACGGCAAAGCGGCGACAATTCGGTAACGCCGCATTATTTTGGAGGTGAAAAATATGGCTCGTAAGAATAACCGCCTGGAAACAGAATACCACAGAGGTCTCGGCTTTGATCCGAGAAAATATATCACGGCACCAGCAAAGCCTGTGCATTACAAGCATCCGGATACAGACCGCACACCTCAACGCGGCGATATCTGGTTTGCCAACCTCGGCAGCCATCCGCAGAGCAGCGTGCAGTCGGGTTGCAGACCTGTCATCGTTATTTCCAATAACATCGGGAACGCTCATGCGGATACCGTGAATGTGCTTCCGCTTACCAGACACATGAAGAAGCCGGAACTGCCGTGTCACACGGAGCTGACTCCCGGAGATATCATCGACACTCACCAGATTCTGGATACCTCGATGATCCTTGCAGAGCAGATCACGACGATCGGCAAACACACACTGCTGAACTATGTCGGTAAGATTGCCGATACCGCTGTCATGCACCGCATCGATCATGCCGTACTGACACAGCTCGGACTCAGTCTCAAGGAGGAATGCAAATGCCTGTAAATTTCGTAAATATCCCGGACGCACTGAAGCAGTCTGCTTCCTTCTGCGTCTGGAAACTAGAAAAGCGAGGCGGCCGCCCGACTAAGGTACCGTATGATCCGAGAACACGACAGATGGCGAAAACCAACGAACCTTCTACATTCACCGACTTCAACACGGCTATGAAAGCGTATGCGATCGGCGGCTGGGACGGCATCGGCTATCGTGTTTCCGAGGGTATTGGTGCGATTGACATCGACCACTGTATCCGTGAGGACGGTAGCCTGAACGATGTGGCGGCGTCGATTCTCGGTATCTTTTCATCCGCCTATTTTGAGAAGTCGCCGTCCGGTACGGGTCTGCGAGGCTTTTTCAAGCTCTCTCCGGATTTCGCCTACGATAAGACCGTGTATTACATCAACAACCGCAAGCACGGTCTTGAGGTTTATCTGCCGGGAACAACAAACCGTTTTGTTACAGTGACCGGAGATATGTTCCGCCCCGGCACAGTTGAGCGTGATGATGACGCACTCCGCAGTCTGCTCGACACTTTCATGAAGCGCAGCACCCGTGTATCCAATAAGACCATTGAGCCTGCCTCCTATCTGGACGATGAGGGAGTTATCGCTCACGCATCCACATCTGCTTCCGGTGATAAGTTCAAGGCATTGTATGCCGGCAACTGGGAGGAAGGCTACGATTCGCAGTCCGATGCAGACATGGCTTTTGTGTCCATGCTCTGCTTCTGGTGCGGAAATGTGGAGGAGCAGATCGACCGTATCTTTCGTTCCTCCGGTTTGATGCGTGACAAGTGGGATCGTATGACCGGTGACAGAACATACGGACAAATCACCATCCGCAATGCAATTGCATCGACTTCCGAAATCTACACACCGATTGCCGATTCGTCTGCTGAGGATGATTTTGAGAGCATCGAAGAGGACGAAGAAACAGAACAGCATGCCGGCTTTCGTCCGGATCTGTCTCGTATAACTACTACTCTAGAAGAAATGAAGCCGCAGAGCAATCCTCGCTATCAGAGAGATGAGATCGGTATCGGAAACGCATTTGCTGATTACTTCAAGCCGATTGCCCGATTTAACGGTGACCGTAATGTCTGGTATGTGTATGACGGAAAGGTCTGGCAGCCGGATGAGAACGCACTCGCCGTAGCCGAGCTTGCGAAGTATCTCGCTGACGAACTGTACACATTTGCTCTTACAATCCGTGATGAGGATACCCGCAACCGCTACATCAAACGTGTGCAGAAGCTGCAGCAGAGAAAACATCGCAAAACGATGGTGGAGGATGCAAAATCTGTATACCCGATCAGGATGTCTGCTTTCGATTCCAACGAGTATCTGTTCAATCTTGAGAACGGCACACTTGATCTGCGCACACTGGAATTTCATGAGCATGACCCGAAGGATTTCATCACAAAAATCAGCCATATCAACTATGATCCCGAAGCTGTCTGCCCTCGCTGGAATCAGTTCATTGACGAGGTCATGGTCGGCCGGAAGAATGTCGGACGCTATCTTCAGAAAGCAATCGGCTATGCTCTCTCCGGTGACACTTCTCTGGAATGCTTGTTTATCATGTTCGGACCTACGACCAGAAACGGCAAGACCACGACCATCGAAACTATCCTGCGTGTTATGGGAGAATACGGTCGTTCCGCAAAGCCGGATATGCTTGCCACAAACTATTTCCGCGGGCAGTCCAACGGCTCATCAGATGATGTCGCACGTCTTGCAGGTGCGAGATTTGTCGGCATCTCCGAAATGGAACAAAAACTGACGATCAATGCTTCTCTTACAAAGCAGCTCACCGGCAACGGCAGCATCACGGCTCGTTTTCTGTATGAAGGCTATTTTGAGTTTCATTTACAGGCTAAGATTTTTATCGACACCAACCATCTGCCGAACGTCACCGACCGCACGCTGTTTGAATCAGGCAGACTGAAAATTATTCCGTTTACCAGACACTTTGAAGATCATGAACAGGACAAAACTCTGAAAACAACGCTGATGCAGCCTGAGAATCTCTCCGGCATCCTGAACTGGTGCATTGAGGGATACAAGCTTTTCAAAGCAGAGGGGCTGAACGAGCCCGATGAAGTAAAAGCGGCAACTGAGGAATATCGTGTGGATTCCGACCGTATCGCACAGTTTATGCAGCAGTGCCTGAAGAAGGAGAAAGGCTCCGAGATCAAGGCATCGAATGTATACGGCAGATACAAGGAATGGTGCTGCGACAACGGATTTAAGTATGAGAGTTCCCAGAATTTCTATAAGCGGCTCTCTTTGGAATACCGCATTGTCAAGCGCAGACCGTGGAAGCAGACAACGACCGGAAACATGAACCCGCTTGCACTTGTAAACGATGCAGCATGGGTAGTCGGCGAAGAACCCGGCATGGATCTCGTCCCGGTCGATGACAGCGAATGATCCCAACTTTGGAGCTTTGAGTACTTGCATTCTGTGTCCCGGCTATCCGGCGCATAAGCTGAAAAGTTCCTATCTTCTTATGTTTTATAATATATATTATATTTCTATATTTCTTTTATGTAGCAAATGTAGCAAATGAATATATAAGTATTACTATAAAGAAGAATATAGGAAAAGTTATAGAACGGAATGCTACAAGTGCTACAAGGATAAGAAAAATGAAGTAATATCGAGAAAAACTGTGGACATCTGTTGCAAATGCCAACTATGTGAGTGTTACAAACCTGGCAGGTGCAACAGGTGTCAAGAATTTATGGAGGACTAAGAATATGAAAATCATTACTTGTGAACAGGTATCTGCAGGACATCCCGACAAGATCTGTGACCAGATCGCAGACGCAGTTGTGACTGACTGCCTTCAGCATGACACAAACAGTCGTGTCGCTATCGAGTGTCTTTTCAAGAACCGCTGCCTTGTCATTGCCGGCGAGCTGACAAGTACGCATGAGCCGGATTACGAAAGGCTCGTGCAGGATGTGTTTGACCGCATCAATAACGGCGGTGCAGAAAACAGCGATGCCGGACTTGATTACAAACTGGATTTCACAGCGGACGATCTGGACATTGCCATTCTCGTTGACCACCAGAGCAGCGATATCGCCCTCGGTGTGAATAAGGGCGGCGCTGGAGATCAGGGCATTATGTTCGGATATGCCACAAACGAAACGCCGGAAATGCTTCCGATTCCGTTTGTGGTGGCTACGAAATTTCTCGAACTGCTCAAAGCATATCCAAGCCGAATGCTGAAAGCAGATGCAAAGGCACAGGTCAGCTACGACTATGACAGCGGCAGAATCACAACCTTCCTCTGCTCGGTACAGCATATCCGTGATGTAGATATCGAAGATTTCAGACAGATAATCGAAAAACTGATGGTGAGAACGGCAACCGCCTACGGACTGAATACTGACTTCTTAAAGCTGGTAAATCCCACAGGCAGATTTGTTCTCGGCAGCTCCTTTGCTGACTGCGGTGTGACCGGACGCAAGCTCGCCTGTGATACCTACGGCGGTATCGGACACATCGGCGGCGGTGCAATGTCTGGTAAGGATCCGTCAAAGGTTGACCGCAGTGCTGCGTATATGGCTCGTAAAATTGCGAGGGATATCGTCAGTGCCGGATATGCGGACAAGGCGGAGGTACAGATCGCATATGCTATCGGAGTGGCTGAACCCGTCAGCATCTATGTTGATACCTTCGGCACGGAACATCAGGACAAGGAATTCATCAGCCAGTATGTCCGTGAGAACTATGACCTTACACCGAGAGGTATTATTGACGGACTCGGACTGCTCGATGTGGACTATAACGCTGTTTCCTCATATGGACACTTCGGAAAACAGGGGCTTCCGTGGGAGTGCTGAAAAATATTTTGAGAAATTTGTATTAGACACCCCTAAAACACCCCCTCGAAATGGTATATAGTAGAGGCTCTTACATGAGCCTCTCATGGAGGTGAAGCCAATGCCCAAGAGACCAAATACACCGTGCAGGCATCCCGGCTGTGCAGCCCTTGTTCCCTACGGCACCAAATACTGTGGCAAACACCGCTCCCTCCATCCGGAGGACACACGCTCCGCAGGCAGCCGAGGCTACGGCACAGCATGGAATAGAGTCCGCAAGCGTTACCTTGAGACGCATCCGCTGTGCGTGGAGTGCATAAAGCAAGGGCGCTATGTCAAGGCAACCGATGTCGATCACATCAAGCCGCACCGAGGAGACAGTGTACTGTTCTGGGATCAGAGCAACTGGCAGAGCCTCTGTCACCGACACCACAGTGTAAAAACCCGAAATGAGGATCACACCCCTGAGTACAAGTACTGAACGCAAGCCACACTCACTATCGTTGCAGTTCAGGCAGGCTTAGGGGTGTACTTATCGGGCGGGGCTGGGGGCTGGGGCAGTCCGCCGGGGGCGGGTCAAAATCTCTACCGGAATACGAACAGAAGACCGTCGGCCCCTCCCACGCAAAAATTCGCAAAATTGCAAGGGCCCCGGTCATTTGGGACCCTATTGTATACAAAAATATGAAACCGTACAGAAACAGCGAAAATTTAGAAACGCTGATGCTGTGCGGTTTTTCTTACATTAGGCGGCATCATCTTCTTTCAACCGTATACTGTGCCATTTCGTTACAAAACGATACGAAAAACGGCGGTTTTTCACGGAAAAAGCAGAAAAAACAATATGTTTTTCACTCTTTTCAGCATCTGTTGTTTTTTACTTGGCACAGCCCGTGTGGATACCGAAAAGTTGTGATGTTACGTTATTTGGAGGACTTGCAGCATATGACAGATGCACAGAAAGAACAGATACTGAGTATGAGGATGCAGGGCATCGGATACAGGCTGATAGGTAAGACACTGAATCTGAATGAAAATCAGGTGCAGCTCTACTGCAAAACTCGCGGGCTTGCCGGAGACGGTGATCTGGTCAAGCTCAACCATGATATCTGGTGCAGGGAGAATAACCGCTGCATCCTATGCGGAAGAAAATTGAAACAGTCGAACTGCGGAAGACGAAAGCAGTTCTGTGACGGACGCTGCCGCACACGTTATTGCCGGCTTAAAAATAAAACGGAGGAATGAAAAATGCTTATATCGATTCTTAACTGGGTACTTCTCGCTTTCCTTGCTGTCAGCAATGCAGCATGGATACGTTTAATGCTCATACGCACAGGCAGATGTAGCTACAAATACTGCATTGGTTGTCCGTATGACGGCGGCTGTCCCATGCAGGAGGACAAGGGAAAGAGAGCGAGGCTCACATGAAGATAATCAAGCGAAACGGATGTGAGGTTCCGTTCGACTGCGAAAAGATACGCACCGCAATTACAGCCGCAAATGCAGAGGTCGATGATAAAATCAGCGACACGGTTATCGGCTTCATTGTCGGCAATGTAGAAAAACGCTGTCATGCTCTTGCAAGACCTGTCCATGTCGAAGAAGTCCAGGACATGGTTCTCGATGAGCTTGACAAGGCCGAGGCTTACAAACTTGCACGGCACTACAGTGAGTATCGTCTCCTGCATGAACAGCAGCGCAGAATGAATACCACAGATGGCAAAATTCTCAGCTTGCTGGAACGTAACAACGAGGAGGCAAAGCAGGAAAATGCCAATAAGAACCCAATCATCAACAGCACGCTCCGGGACTATATGGCGGGCGAAGTCAGCAAAGACATCTGCCGCCGCTTCCTGTTCCCGGCTGATGTTATCGCTGCCCACGATGAGGGTATCATCCATGTACACGATCTCGACTATATTGCTGAACCGATGCACAACTGTTGTCTGGTGAATTTAGCGGATATGCTTCAGAACGGCACGGTCGTATCCGGTACAATGATCGAAAAGCCGCACAGCTTTTCGACTGCCTGCAATATTGCAACACAGATCATTGCGCAGGTCGCATCAAATCAGTACGGCGGACAGACGATTTCTCTGGCACACCTTGCGCCATTCGTTGATGTCAGCAGACAGAAGATACGCACTGAAGTGTTTGAGAACCTGTCTTCACAAGCTAA